CGCGGACAAACCGAAAACACCCCCGCCGGCCAAGGCACCGGACGCGCGGCGGGCCCTGCCGGGATGGTTTCAGAGGAGGTGAGCGCGGTGGAGATGGAGCGTACCGTGAACGTCAGCCAGGCCAAGGACATGATCAACTGCAGCCGCAGCTACGTATACCAGCTCATCGAGCGCGGCGAGTTGCGGGCGCTGCGCATCGGCCAGCGGCAGGGGATCCGGGTGTTTGTGTCGTCCATCCAGACCTTCATGGCCGACAAGCGGGACGGATTTGACGCTTGAGCGGGGTCTTTTAGCGGCACGGCTTTTAATTTCGCGGGGGAAAATAACGTTGACAAGCGCCGGCAAAGCGTGGGACAAGGAATGTGCCGCGGCAACATCCGCGGCCCGGTTTGACGGCCGGAATTATCCACAAGGCGCATCAGCGCCACCCTTTCGCACGGCGCTATTTTTGTTGCCGTGCGAGCCGACGGGCGGGCTGTGCGCGGGAGCCTCCGGGCTCGCCGGTTTCCTTGTGGGCCGGTCCGTCAACCGCGTGCGGCCCGCCTTTTCGTTTGACGGCGAAGAGGCGGACCTTACATCCCACCTTTCACAAGGAGGTCTGTCATGCGCAGTCGCAGCAGGCACGCGCCGGCGTGCAAGGTCATCGCGTTTCCCGCCCGTTTCATCCACCGTTCGATCCGCCCCCCCGCAGCGCCGCCGCCGGCCAATAGCGCCCGGGACGACATCGAGCACCTGAAGGCGACGATCCGGTATCTGCAACACCTCAACAGCCGGCTGTGGGCCGCGCTCTACGGGGAGGCAATCTCATGAACGACCTGATGAATTTCGACTATGGCGACAAGCCGGTACGTGGCATGCTGGATGAAAATGGAAGTCCTATCTTGGTGGCCAAGGATGTTTGCGGTGCTCTCGAACTTACCAATCCATCCGTTTCCGTTCAGCAACTTGATGAGGACGAACGGGCTAAGAGAAACTTAGGTCGTCAGGGCGAAACCTGGTTCGTCACCGAGTCCGGCCTCTACACCCTGATCATCCGTTCCAACAAGCCCGAGGCCAAGAGGTTCCGGCGCTGGATCACGCACGAGGTGCTGCCGTCGATCCGGCGCACGGGCGGGTACGCGGTGCCGGGGCGCAGCCGGGTGTCGGCGCGGCTGGCCGAAATCAAGGATATGGCCAACGCGGCCGGGCTGAAGCCGACGCAGCGCATCCGGCTGCTGGACATCGCGCGGCACCTGACACAGATGGACGTGGAGGCCCAGGACGACGTGCTGGACCTGTACGGCGAGCTGTGCACGGCGGTGGGCCCGGGCCGGCGCGGGGACCCGGTGCGCGGGTTCGTGGAAGCATGCTGCGCGCTGGAGGGCGGGGCCGAGGCGGACAAGGGGGCGCTGTACGAGGCCTACCGGACATGGGCGGCGGAAAACGGCCAGCGTCCCCTGGGGCGGGCCGAGGTTTTCCGGCGGCTGTACGCCTACCCGGGCGTGGGCCGGGCGCGTCCCCGGCGCCACGGCGGGCGCGAGCGGGTGGTGACGGGGATCCGGTTGCGGGCGGCTTGCTCGACGTTTTCCGTTTCGTAAATTCGCATGTGGCGCAACGGTAGGTGCGCCGATTTCGAAGAACATCGAATATTGTCAACCAAGAGGTCGATCCATGGTCGATGTCAAGGGAATCGTCAATCGATATGAAGCCGGCCTGCGCCGGCGCGAAGCCGAAACCGAGGCGGCGCTAAAGGAAGAGCGCACGCTGCGGGAGGCCAACGCCATCGCGGTGGGGCGCTGCATGCGCAACGTGGTGGCGCCGGTGCTGCGGGGGGTGCGCGGCGACCTGGGCGCGATGGGGTACACGGCCCACGTGGACCTGATCGGCCGGGAGGACCCGCAGCTCGGGAAGCGGCGCATTGCGGCGGCGGTGCGATTGACGGTTCCCTCTATTGAGCGTTCCGGCCCGCCGAAACGGTCGACGCTGCTGTTCGAGGGCAGTTTCGAGGAGCAGATGGTGACCGTCGAGGCCCTGGCCTACCCGGCGGGACGGGGCGTTCCGGTGCAGTGGTCGGGCGAGGCGCCCGTGTGCCGGGTGGACAAGGTTTTCGTCGGCAAGGAATGCGAGCAATTCCTGGAAGCGGTCTTCCGGTGCGAGGAGAACGACGATGAAGCGTGACTGGGGCCTGATCCGGGCCATTTTGCAGAAGATCGAGGAGAAGGAAAGCTACGGCGAGGCCCTGAAGCCCGAGGCGGTGGACGGATACGACGTCGACCTGGTTTCCTATCACATGCTGATCCTCGACCAGGCCGGGCTGATCACGGCCCACTGCCGGGAGTCGACGCGCACCCGGAGGGGCGGGATCTACTGCGTGGCGTCGAACCTGACCTGGGAAGGCTACGAGCTGCTCGACAAAATACGCAGCGACACGGTGTGGAACCGCGTGACGGGGCTGCTGCGGGAGAAATCGCTGGACTTTTCCTACGACACCATAAAGCTCGCCGCCATGAAGGTCATCCACAATATTTTGTAGTGTCCTGACGTACACACCTCGATTTTTTGTCCACAGTTTCCACAGTGTCCATGGTGTACAGTATTTTTCGGGGACGAATTGCTAACGTCCCCCACCATGACGACCTATTCCACCTCCGGTTTTACCGCCGCCGAGATCACCGAGCAGCTCGCCGCGTACAAGGCCGCCCTGAAGGCCGTGGCCACGGGACAGGAATACGCCGTGCACGGCAAGCGGCTGACGCGGGCCGACCTGCGCCACATCCGTGAAACCATCACCTGGCTGAACCGTGAGCGGCAGTCCATCGAGGGCCGCAAGGGGCCCCAGATGGTCATCGGGAGGCCGCTGCGATGAGCGGGCGCAACCTGCCACGCGCCCCGGGCCAGGACGGCCGGTTTCCCGTGCGGGTGACCTGGATGGACAAGGCCATCGCCGCGGTGAGCCCGCAATCGGCCTTGCGACGCATCCAGGCCCGGGCCGCGGTGGACGCCATCGGCAGTTACGGGGTGGCGCGCACGGCCGGCGGGTTCCGCGGGTCGCTGTCCAACTGGTGGGTCAACCGCAACAGCCGCTGGAGCGAGGCCTACGAGCGGGAGACCATCGCCGACCGGGCCGAGGACCTGGCGGCCAACGACCCGCACGCCTCCTCGGTGATCGACTCGATGGCGATCAACACGGTGGGCACGGGCATGACGGTGCAGAGCCGGCCCAACCACCGGGTGCTGGGCTGGACCGAGGCCCAGGCCCAGGACTTCGCGGCCCAGGCGGAGTGGTTCTGGTCGGTGTGGTGCAAGGAGGCCGACGCCGGCGGGCGGCTGCCGTTCTGGGCCATCGAGCTGCTCTCCGTGCACTCGATGCTCGTGCGGGGCGAATTTCTGCGCATTCCGGTGATGATCGACGAGCCGGACCGGCTGTGCTCGCTGGCGATCCAGTGCATCGACCCGTTGCGCATGGCCACGCCGTCGGACCTGGTGGGCGACGCGCGGATCCGGGACGGCGTGGAGCTCGGCAACCGGGGAGAGCCGTTGTTCTACTGGGTGTCCAACCCGCCGGCGGACGGGCAGTCCAGCAGCGCCAGCATGATATCGGCCGACTTCGCCCGGGTGCCGGCCCGGCTCCGCCACCGGCCCGGGGCCATGCACGCCTTTTTCGCCAAGCGCGAAGAGCAGGTGCGCGGCGTCAGCGTGCTGGCGCCGGCCATGAAGTTCTTCCGCGACCTCTCCGACTACCTCGACTACGAGCTGGTGGGGGCCATCATCGCCGCCAGCTTTCCCGTGTTCATCGAGTCCGGCGACCCCTACGGCGCCGTCGAGGGCCTCAACCCGGTGACCCCGGACAGCAACGAACCGCGCACGCGCTACGCGGAGACCCCTCCCGGCCAGATTCTCTACGGCAACATCGGCGAAAAGCCGCACGTGCTGAAGAACGAGCGCCCCGGCAACTCGTTTCCGGTGTTCGTGGAGCGCATTCTGCGGGCCATCGGGGCCTCGGTGGGCATGCCCTACGAGGTGGTGGCCAAGGATTTTTCCAAGACCAATTACTCTTCGGCGCGGGCGGCCCTGCTGGAGGCCTGGCGCGTGTTTAAGGTCTACCAGAAATGGCTGGTGGACCGCTTGTCGCAACCCTGCTGGGAGATGGTGCTGGAAGAGCTGTGGCTGCGGGACATGCTGCAGCTTCCGCCGGGCAGCCCGGACTGGCATGACGCGCGGCACGCCTACACGCGGGCCGTGTGGGTGCCGCCCAAGCGGGGCCACGTGGATCCCGAAAAAGAGATCGGCAGCTTCATCAAGGCCAAGGACCACAACCTGCTGACCCTGGCCGAAATCATCGCCGAGCTGGCCGGCGGGGACTGGACCGACACCCTGATCCAACGCGGCCGGGAACGGTCCATGGAACGGGCCGAAGACATCGTGCCCCCGGGGCAGGAAGAGGAAATCGAACCGCCGCTGGCCGCCCCGCCGGAGGAAGCCATCCCCGGCGGCGGCAGCAGCGCGGAGGACCAACATGCAGAAACATGACCTGTACCGGCAGATCCACGGCCAGCCATGGGTAATCACCCGCGAGGCCCTGGACGCCATCGTGCACGACATCGAAACCATCGACTTGACCGCGCGTCTGCGGGCCGAGTTCGGTGACGCCTCGGGGCACATCGCCTTGGCCGACATTCGCCGCCGGGCCCAGGAGCCCGATCCTCCCGAGATTCGGGGCGGCGTGGCGGTCATCCCGATTGCGGGCAGCCTCACCAAGCGCACCAGCTTCTGGAGCTGGTACTTCGGCCGGTCCACCTATGAAAGCATCCGGCAGCAGGTCCAGATGGCGCTCGACGACCCCGGTGCCAAGGCCATTTTGCTGAACGTCGATTCGCCCGGCGGGCTGGTGGACGGCTGCCTGGAGTGCGCGGACTTCCTGTTCCGGGCGGCTGCGAAAAAACCCGTCTATGCCTGGGCCGACGGCCAGATGACGTCGGCGGCCTACAAGCTGGGGTCGGTGGCCCGGGAAATTTCGGCGCCGGCGACGGCCATGCTGGGCAGCATCGGCGTGGTCATGGCGCACATCGACTTTTCCAAGATGGACGAGCGGATGGGCATCAAGGTGACGTACCTGACGGCCGGCAAGTACAAGGCCATGGGCAACGACGCCGAGCCGCTGTCCAAGGAAGCCGAGGCCTACCTGCAGGACCATCTGGACCGGACGTACTCCATCTTCGTCGACACCGTGGCGCGCAACCGCGCGATGGACACCGAAAAGGTGCTGGCCATGGCGGACGGCAAGGTGTTTCTGGCGCGGCAGGCCCTCGAGGTCGGCATGATCGACCGCATCGACGAGGGCCTCGATGCCTTTCTTTCCTACATCCAAGCAAAGGAGGAAACCGACATGGATTTGGCGAAACTCAAGGCCGAACACCCCGAGGTGTTCGAACAGGCCAAGGCCGAGGGCCGCGCCGAGGCGCAGGGCCAGGCCGAAAAGGACCTGCTGGCGGCCGTGACCGGCGAGCGTGCGCGCTGCGGGTCCATCGTGTCCACCGTGATCGACAGCCACCTGGGCGAGGCCGGCAAACCGGTGTCCGCGGCGGTCAAGGCGGTGGTGGAAAGCGACGTGACGGCCGAGCAGGTGGAGCGCATGGCCACGGCGTTTTTGCCGTCCGGCGCCGCCGGGGTCGACGACGGCAAGCAGAAGATCCTGGACCAGCTCAAGGCCCAGCACCATCCGCCGCTCAACCCGGACACCGGCCAGCAACAGGCTCAGCTTTCCGAAAGCGAGAAGCTGGCCAAGGAGATGGCCGACCTGGCGAACCAGGCCTACTGATCGACCGGCGCCGCATTACGGCATACGGCAGCCTGACCAACCTATCAAAGCAGGGAGGACAAAACCATGCGAGACTACGGTGTGGAGACCACGACCTACAGCGGCAGTCCGCTGTTGGCCGGCCACGACCCGATCAGCCAGTCCGGCATCCTGGCCGCCGGGGACCTGGACCGGGGCACGGTGCTGGGCAAGGTGACGGCCACGGGCAAGTGGAAGCAGTACGACCCGGACGCCAGCGACGGCAGCGAGAACCCGGCCGGCATCCTGGTGGACGACACGGACGCCTCCTCGGCCGAGGAGCGCTGCACGGTCTACGTGCACGGGTCGTTTTTCGACGAGGGGCTGACCTGGCCCACGGGCATCACCGACCAGCAGAAGATCAACGCGCGGTCGACCCTGGCGGGTGTCGGCATCCACGTGCAGAAAAACCCGATGGACGTGGACACGACCACGACGACCACCACCACCACGACGACCACGACGGCCGCCGAGACCACCACGACGGCCGCCGAGACCACGACCACCACCAGCACGTCGACCAGCACGACGACGACGACCACCACCGCGGCCGAATAAGCCGAGCGGGTTCAGGCCCGCTCGCACGGCAACAGGTGTTGACGCTGCAACCAACAAAAGGAGGAACGCATCATGTCTCTGACCCTTCCCCAACTGGACTGGCGCACGGCGACGCGCGCCGTGGAGCAGATCGTGCGGCCGCCGATGATGCTGCAGGACCTGGTCTTCCGGCGCCGCAACCCGATCCCGTCCACCACGGTCGAGGTCGACCTGCTGATCGGCGGCCAGAAGCTGGCGCCCTTTGTGAGCGACATGGAGGCCGGCGTGGTGGTGACGGGTTCCACGCGCAAGACCCGGGCCGTGAAAACCGCGCGCATCCGGCTCAAGCATCCCATGGAGGCGGCCAAGCTGCTGGGCGAGCGCGGCGTGGGCCAGATCTACTACGCGGGCGGCATCACCGACATCATGCAGGCCATGCGCCAGAAGATCGCCGTGGAAAACCGCGAGCTGAAGAACCAGCGCGCGCGGCGCATCGAATGGATGTGCGCCCAGGCCTTGCAGGGCACCCTGTCGGTGACCCAGGAGAACATCGCCTTCCAGGTGGACTACCTGTTGCCCGCGGCCCACAACATCACGCTGGCCGCCGACGCCAAATGGTCGGCCGACAACGGGGATCCGGAGCAAGACGTGCAGACCTGGACCGATATCCTGGTCAACAAGGGCTACACCCCGGACCTGATGATTTGCGGCACGGACGCGGCCAAGTACCTGCGCAACAAGGTCAAGGACAGTTCCTGGTTCGACAAGCGGCGGCTCAACGCGGGCAACATGCAGTGGGTGGCCAGCGCCAACTACATGGGCAACCTGCTGGGCGTCGACTGCTACCGCTACGGGGCCCTGTACAAGGACCAGGACGACGCGGACCAGAACTTCTGGCCCACGGACAAGATCGCCCTGGTGGCCAGCGGTGCGCGCTTTTCCATCGAGTTCGGCATGATCATGGACCTGGAGGCCGGTGCCAGCGTGGTGGGCGAGGAGTTCGCCAAGCAGTGGATCGAGAAGGACCCCTCGGTGCTGTGGCTGCTCCAGGAAACCCGCCCCCTGCCGGTGCCCTGGGAGCCGGAGGCCATCATCGTCGCCGACGTCGTCTGATCGTCCGGGCGACCTGAAGGAGGCCCTGCATGAAGGCCATATTGACCAAGACGGTCCAGCGTGCCGACGGGATTTTTGCGCCGGACACGCTGGTGGACTGGCCCCGGGACATCGTCGAGGGGCTGATCGATGACGACGCGGCCGAGCCGGCCACGGACATCCGGCCGCGCCGGGCCGCCAAGAACCGGCCGCCGGCGGGCGGCGGCCAGACCGCCGATCCCGCCGGCGACGATCCGGAAGACTGACCATGGACGTCGCCGACATCGCGGCCCGCAACGATGCGTTCTTTTTGACGGCGGCCCTGCGCAACCGGGCCGCCGCCATGGAAAGCGCCAACGATGACGACGAATGCGTGGACTGCGGCTGCGAGATTCCGCAGGCCCGCATCGCCGCCTGTCGGGCGGCCGGCATCGGCTGCTGCCGGTGTATCGCCTGCCAGGCCGAATTCGAGGAGTTGTAGCCGATGACCCACACCCTGGTCGACCAGATGGCGCTGGACCAGGCCGTGTTTTTCGCCGAGGGGGAGTTCGGCGAGGCGGCCGCTTACACGCCGCCCGGGGGCGGGGCGTCCACGGCGGTGATCGTGGTGACCGGGCCCAGCGAGGCCGAAGCGGACGGTCGGCGCGGCCATGCGCGCCGGGCCGTGCGTAAGTTGTGGGTTCCCTCCACGGCATGCACCCCGGCCTACCAGGGGGTGTTCACCATCGCCGGCGCGGCCTGGACCGTGGCGGCGGTGGACGGTCCCCTCGACGGGGACTGGGAATGCGAGATCGAGCGCGACGTGCGCCTGCGGATGGACTGACATGTACGTGCGGATCGAGGAAAACGAGCTGGACGAACTGACGCGGCAGGCGATCCGCCTGCCCGGGCTGTTCGTCCGGGCCCGGGCCAGCGCTTTGAAAAGCGTGGGCTGGATGCTGCGCCGCGAGGTGCAGACCCACATCCGCACCAACGGCAGCGGCCAGTGGCCGCGGCCGCACCCGCTGACCCTGCGTTTCGGGCACGGTTTCGGCGGGGCCCCCAAGCGCCGGCGGCGGCGCAAGACCTACGTGCCCTACCGCTGGATGACGAAGCTGGTGCGCTACCGGGTGGACGACGAGGGCGAACTGCTGCAGGTGGACATCGGCCGCCAGCGGGGCGGCCCGCCGGGCACGGTGGATCGCGAGATGCGCGGCGTGGTGCAGCGTATGGCCGACGGGGAACGGATCCGGGTGACGCCCAAGATGCGCGGCTGGATGGGCCTGACACGTTATAAGGACCCGTGGGCCGCCGACCCGAAGCCCTACGGGCGCCTGGTGGTGGGCGAAACCTTTTTTCCGCTGCGCAAATCCACCACCCGGATCGTGGTCCCCCAGCGCGAAATTTTCGGGCCGGTATGGAAGCGCAGCGCCGGGCAGGTCACGCCCCGGTTCGCCGAGCGTTTCTGGAAAGCCTTCAACCGCTACACCGGCCAAAAAGGGGCAAAGCGGTGAACGCCGACACGCTGATCGAAACCGTGCGCGACGCCGTCGCCACCGACGACGACCTGTCGGCCTGGTGCACGGCGCAGTTCGGCGCGCTGCCAACGGTCTACGTGGACGTGGACGAAGCCTCCCCGCCGGATGAGGGCGACTATCCATTGATAGCCCTGCACAGCCACGTGCGCAGCGGCGGCACGAGCAAGAATGCCATGGTCTGGGAGCTCGATTTCGGGTGCGGCGTTTTCAACGCGACGCGGTCGGACACGGAAACGGCCGGCGGCGTGACCGTGCGCACCTATACCGGCATGTTGCAGGCCGCCCGCCTGGCCGAGCTGGTGGAGCGGGCGGCCATCGGGGCCCTGGCCGGCGTGATACGGAACGCGACGTTTTCCAGCCAGTGCGGCCAGATCAGCGAGTACCCGTTTTTTGCCGCGTTTACCACCCTGACCGCCGAGCAGGTTTACACCTCGCGGTCTTCGCGCTTTTCGTAATTTTTCGCAAAAGGAGAGCACCCATGACCCAACTACTGGCATCCGACCCGAGCAACACCATCCGGCACAACGGCACCGGGCGCGCCTACTCGGCGGCCGTGGCCGGCACGAGCTTCGACGAGCTGGGCGAGGTCAGCGGCGTCAACTTCGGCGTGGCCGTGACCAGCGACAAAATCAAGACCTCCCGCGACGCCTCCCGGGCGGACATCCTGGAGGTGGAGACCGGCCGTGAAGCCACTCTGACCTTCGGGTTGCGGGAGCAAACCGAGGAGAACCTCAAGGCCCTGCTGCTGGGCTCCAGCATCACGGCCGACAACCAGTCGGCCAGCTACGCCTACCAGTCCGCGCCGACCTTCGTGGACGACAAGTACATCGATCTGGACAAGCTCAATGTCTACTCCACGAAAATCACCGGCACCATCACCGGCACCATTGCGGTGGGCGACACGGTGCGCGGGGCCACCAGCGGGGCCACGGGCAAGGTGGCCTTCGTGGACGCGACGTACATCGAGGTGGTCAACGTGTCCGGCACGTTCCAGGCTTCCGAAGAGGTGTACGTCTACAACGACACGGGCACCACCACGACCACGACCATCGACCCGAGCACGGACATGATCGTGCCCACGGCCGTGGCCACCCAGGAAGACGCGGTGGTGACCGACGTGAGCGGCGCCACGCGCCGGGTGCAGGGCACCGACTACGACCTGGACCCCGACTACGGCATGCTGCGCAAGCTGTCGGCCGGGGACATGGCGGACACCGACGTGGTCTCCTACGACTACGAGGCCGTTACGCGCAACTACATCCACGGCATGGCGGCCAGCAGCGTGCAGAAGAAGATCGTGGTGGTCACCGACAAGGACGACCAGGGGCCGCGATTTCGCTACACCTTCCACAAGGTGCAGATCAACCTCAACGGCGAGTTCCCGCTGATCGGCGAGGGCGAGGCCGTGCTGCAGGTGTCCGGCACGGTGCTCAAGGACACCACCCAGGCCTCCGGCCAGGAGTATTTCAAGACGGAGGTGATGCAGTAATGCGCAAATCCAAACGCATCAAGATCGACGACCGTGAAATCACGGTCTACGAGTTGCGCGTCAAGGACATCCGGCAGTTGATGGACTTGGGCGAGGTGAACGACGTGGCCGGGTTGCGGGAGCGCATCGACATTGCCCTGCCGATGGCCACGGACCTGGCCGCGAACGACATGGACGGCATGGCGCCCAGCGAGCTGATGCAGGTGTGGGGCGCGTTCAGGGAGGTGAACGCCGATTTTTTCGGCTGGCTCGACAAGACGGGGATCGCCGCCACGCTCGGCAGCACGGTGCTGAGCGAATTGAAACACTCGATGCTGCAGGCATCGAGCGTTGCGTCTGCCGGCTTGTCGAGCGAGGGCACGCCGCCGCCGCCGAGTACGGCTTCGGCTTCTTCGTGACGGCCCTGTCCGCCTCCGCCCGGCACGAGGCCGAGCGGATGAAGGCCCTGGCAACGGCGGTGCGGACGGCTATCTGGGCGACTGACGATCAGTTTGCCCGCTTTTCCAGGCCGTAAACGCGTTGATCGCGTTGGCCAACCCGCCCAGCAGCAGGGTGAGGCCGATGCCGCCGAAAATGAACGTCACGGCATTCAACGATCCGACGTTGATCGCGCCGCCCAGCAAACACATGCCGACGATGATTTGGGTCAACGTGCTTGTCATAACACCAACAATCTAACGCGGCGATACGTCCATTGCAATCCCAATACGACATTGTCATCCGGGCCGTGGGCAGCGGCATCAAACAGACGGCCAGCTCGCTGACCGACGGGTTTTCGCGCGGGGCCAAGGCGGTGCGCGTGTTCAACGCCGCGGTGAACGGCGGCCGCAAATCG